CTACCCGGTGTAAAACCAGATACAGGTATGCCCATCTTTCGTAAGTCCTGAGTTAACGGTGTGCCAGATGCTTTTTGCTCAACTAGCACCATGTCTGGTTCAAATTCCTGATACAAGCGCATTGCCGCGTCTTTAAGCTCTGGAAACTCCCATCGACCTTTTTCTGAATCCAGCAATATGATCGCCGCCTCATCACCCTCGTCAGGATAAAACACACCCCAAGTCGTAATAGCTGAATAGTCGGCCCTTTCGCTTTTTGTGAACGCCGTGTCATATGACTGGATGACGTAATCGCAGAAAGGTGGATCATCAGAATCCCAAACATTCCACCACTCCCTTTTAATAATTGCACCCTCTTCAGCGGTGGGATTCTGAAGATATTGTGCATTCCATTTTGCTACAGGTATAGACGCTCTAACGCCTTCTAGTTCGTCCCTGCTCCAGAACTCGGGCCACAACACGTTGTCTGTATCTGGAAATATCGCTGGAAACTCCACAACTTCCCATTGATCCGCTCCGCCCTCGGCCTGTTTGTTTAATACTTTCGCTGTCAAATCGCGGATGCTCCACCGCGTCATCACAATGATAATCGCTCCACCTGGCTGTAATCTCTGTCTCGGTCCTGATGTGTACCATTCGTAAATACCATCCAGCGCGGCTGGTGATAACGCATCTTGTTCTGAAACAGGATCGTCAATAATACACAGATCAGCACCACGACCAGCAAGCGCACCGCCTACACCAACCGCGTAATACTCTCCCCCCTTATCAGTTGACCAACGACCAGATGCCTTCGCATCACGAGCCAACTGAATATCAGGAAACACATCACGGTATATTTCGCTATCAAGTAGATTCTTGACCTTACGACCAAAACCCACAGCCAACTCCGCCGTGTGCGTTGCCTGAATAATCTTTGTCTCTGGCTTCTGTCCCATGACCCAAGCAGGAAACAAATAACTTGCAAACTCTGACTTTGTGTGTCTTGGCGGCATGTTTACAATAAGGCGCTTTAACTCGCCTCGTGCCACACGCTCTAGCTTATCTGCGAATATCTTATGATGAGAGCCAGCAATAAAAGAAGGCCAGACATGCCTTACAAAACGTAAAAAGCTCGTCTGGAACTCCTCACGCTCATGTAATTCCTTGTACTTGTCTAAATGTTTGCCAAGAGACTCAAGCTCTGCATCAGTCAGAAACTCGGTTGCTATATCAAGGACTTCATCCATTTAACTAAGCCGCTGGCATCAATGACTGCAAAAAGTTATCTGCCGCTCTGTCTAGGTTTGATGACACAGTGCCACCATCTTGAAACTTAATCGGTGCAAACTGAGGTGGATTCATCGCCTGCTGATTTAACATCTGCTGATATTGAGCAGCACTGCTGACAGCAAACGGATTGATCTGACCCGCCGTTGGCATTCCATATCCCACTGGACCTTGCAAAGTGTTCGTGATTGGTGGGCGGGAGGATGGCACAACAACTGGACCTGTCGGCATTGTCGGGCCAGAAGGAAGATTACCTAATGATCCACCACTATCGCCAGTTGGCGCAATTGGTGTGCAAACGCCATCTTTCATTACAAATCCTTCGGGACAAGGATCATTTGGTAATTTTACGACAGGTTGATCAGCGCCACTTTCTTCTGGACCTCCAATTTTAGATCCTTCACCAAATCCTGTGTAAACACCTTGATTTAGCAAATCCTCAGTTGTTTCTGGAGGTGTGCCGAAAATATCACTAAGTAAAGACAAACCTGCGCCTATAGGACTAGGTATGCCTAATCCTGGCCCCACCACGCCCGTAACTTTACCAGTATCATCAAACTCATAACCGTAAACGTCTTGAACGGGATCAAGACCAATCATATTCATAATACCAGGAACCAAACCAGTATTTTCTGTAGGATTCATATAACCAGGCAAGGCAGCCTTTTGTTCCGCAGTTAAACCACCAAGCTTAGTTGTGAACTTGCCTTTAGGTGTTTCTGCAAAATTAGACGGATCATCAAAAAACCCTACTGTCTCGCCATCAATCACAGACGTTGGTAAACCATCTTTATAACCAGGTCGATCCTTCGTGTAATCTGGTGTGCCAACGAAAGTATCATACTCGTCATCCATTCCTATGCCAGCGACAGTCGCATCAGCGGTTGCTTGCGCCTGTTCCGCAGCAGTCGTAGGCTGAACATCAAGAAGATCGTCCATCAAAACATCATCGCCTAAAAGACTTTTATTGGACTCAACCAAATCGTCAGGCTGTGTAGTATCAACAGCAGCAATTCCTAATTGTTCATCAGTTACAGGAGTTTGAACATCAGCACTGAACGCGCTAAGTAAATCTTGAGTTGAACCTTGTTGTGCCGTTTTTTGTAAACTCGCTTGAGCCGCTTGCTGAACTTGACTTCTTATTGCATCTGCGCGTCGTTGACGAGCTTGTTCATTTGCTTCAATCGCTTGTTGTATTTGAGCCTGAACTTCCCTAGCCTTTCTAGCTCTCTCTGCTTCAGCCCTAGCTGCTTGCGCGGCCTGACTAGCCGCCAAAGCTTCTTGTGCTGCGGCAATTGAAGCAGCTTTAGCTGCTTCTGCTTTATCACCAGCATCATCCCCACCAAAGCTATCAAAGCCAGCATCACTTGGATCTCCTTGCTCACCAGTGGCACTTGCAGCCTGATCGCCCTCATCAATCCCCTCATCATAAAAAGCAGGTATACCCATAGGCCCTGCCTCACCAGCACCGCCCAGAGCCTCCAGAATATCAGCTTCATCAGGCGTAATGTAAGACAGCATATGCGGCTGACCAGCAATATTCGTGTTACGCGGTGGCACAGCGCCACCGTCTTCAAAACTGAGTGTGGTACCCATGCCAGCTAAACCATAAGATGTAGGCTCTATGGTGCCGCTAAATAAGTTAGGGGCTGGTTGCATTGGGGCTGTAGGTGTTCCTGCTGGGGCTTTATTACCGCCGCCAATGCGCTCAAGATACGCCTCATAAGCTGCGTCTTGCGCCTTACCCTGACTGCCAGAGCCTATTTGTCCAAAATAAGGACTAGTGTACATGTCCATTGTAGCTGGGCCAGTAAAATCAAGAGCTTTAAACTCAGGTGAATTTAAAAATCCTTGATCAATTTTATCACCTGATCCTAACAACCGTGTGTTGTCAGCTTTTGGGCTAACTGGCGCACCCGCAATTGGTCGTTGTGGCGGTTGCAAATCCATAGATGACATATTTTGCAATGCTGAAAGACTAGGCATTCCAAAACCGCCGCTCATTCCGCTCATTCCACCCATGCCCATATCCATGCTACCACCAGTGCCTCCGCCCATAACTACGGTGTTAAGAGCGTCAACCATCTGATTGCTCATGGTGCCAAGCTTACCTAACGTGTTAACAAGACCGCCCTCGTGATAATTTTGTGGCTCAAATATATCAACATCACCACCCATCTCCATGCGGAGCGGCATTTGTGGTGGCATCTGCGGCATCATTGGCATCATAGGCGGCGGCGCTACAGGCGCAGATGTCATGGGCATCATAGCCGTGCGCTGACGCATAAAGTCCTTAAATTGCTGTCTTTGATTAGGACTGGTGCGAATATCTAGCTTTTGAGGCTGTGGTGGTGCTGCTTGCGGTGGTGCCATTGGCCCCATGAAATTTGCCATGAGTATACCCTTTTCAGATTACACGGGGCCAATGATAAGTGATTATTCAAACTTTGACAACATATACTCAAGTTCTGACTTCGATTGTCTTAAAATCTTGTCAATATTAGCGTCCGTACCCTCCACACCGTTCAAAGCGTCACACAAACGTCCTATGCGCTGTTTGTCAAAGTTTGATAGAACACCTGTCGGCATTACAACATCATCACCCTTACTGTTCTCCATGTAACGAACAGATAACTCTATAGAACGCGGGATTTCCTGCTCACCGCTTTCATAGTAACAGTACATACGATGGCTAATGCCCAAATCACGAGCCATGTTTGTCTGTGTTTTTTGAAGGTACTTTCGCTTTTCCAGTAGAATGTCACCATTCCACATGCTGTACGAGTCTTTAGCTTTGTACATCTCTCACTTCCTCTAGCATGTTGTTTTGAATCATGTCGTTTGCAAAGCTAGAGATGTTGTCAAACCTGATAGGCTTGCCACTCCAGTCGCATGCTGACCTCGCGGCCATACGCATGAACTCATTGTTGTCTGTAACTTCCCACGGAAACACGCTTTTCCATGCGTCTAGGAAGCCCTCAGCGTTAGGTGCCTCAAATTCAATAGGATCCTCGCTGATCTTTAATAAAAACTTAGGCATTTGCCCCTCCTTTTGCTTGTTTTATATAACATAGTGCAAAGATTGCAAGTAATCAAGAAAAATATGATGTAAAATTTTTTTTTAAAATTTTTTGGTGATTGTTTGTGGGGAACTGGGCGCAACGTGTCGCGCTGTCAAGTTTTATTTTGCGGGGTATGCCATATCCCCACCCGTCCCGATTTTTTTGCCAGTCAAAAACGCTAGGGTACCTTGTCAAATTGTACGCAAAAAAATAGGCGGGCAATGCCCGCCTATCTTCTAATTGGTAACGCGCCACTTATACGGCCATGCCAAAGTTTAGCGCGTCACGTCTCTCATTCAGATATTCATATGTCTGATCATTTAGGCCAGCAAATATTGACGCAATGCCTAGTCTGTTTTCTGGCAACAATCCTGCCTCACCATCAATGGTGCGTGTAACAGATTGGATTGCCTCATAACCATTTAGATCATGGTTGCCTTGGCTAGTACCATATGAGTGACCATAGGCTTGTTGGTTATGGCAGATGATAGCATCATCACCATGTTGGTTACGCATTTCAGATATACGAGCGCGAATTGTTCCTGCATCCCATCCCGTGACATTAGATATTTCAGCAACAGTAGCACCACCATCACGCCGAATAGTTGACCACATCATGCCAATGCGTGATCCATTGCGATATGGTTGCTCGGGTGTAGATGTTTGGACTGTGCGTGACGCGGTATAATCAATGCGATTAGCGTCTGAATGTCTGAACATGGCATCAATTAAACAGCACCATGCATCTATCTTATTAATATCTAGTGTGGCCTGATGCTGGCGAAATTCCATAGTGCCAAGACGTGACCATGTATCAATTGAGACACTAGCAAATTTACGCCCTAATATTTGGTTTATTTCGTTAACACTAGTCGCGTTGTCAAATTCATCACAATTGCGGCCATTGTCTGCAATACGTCTAATAGAATGGCAGAAACGTGCCTCACTACCATTTTCGCGCCGTGATGGTGCCAACAATGCGTCAACATCATCCTGTTGATTAGCATAGCGTTTGAACACGTCTTTTACTAATGCCATTGGCATAGTATCGTGGCATTGATCATCAATAGGCATGAAATACGCACCACGATCACGAAACAATTGCTTAGACTGTAACCAATAGTCACGCGGTGAAATATCCTTTACCGCACGATTGCCAACATGAACATGCAAGCCACAACCAGCTTTTGATACCCTGCCACCATTACTTTCAATAAACTGTAAAACAGCCCTAATATCATCACTAGCACCACCTGTCATATGTAATGGCATAGGCGGGAATTTGATCTCAACATCAACATTGCGTGATCCATCATATTCAACACCAATGAAATCAAAACCAGCATTGGTGAGCATATCCTGCCATGTACTAACGCTATGGTGTTGACCACGTTTATTGTGAAATTCTACTTCTAAACCAGCAGTCAAAAAGCTTGTGTTTGTTAAGTAAGTCATTGTTTTCATTACCTTTTTTCTGTTTTGAAGGCCATTTATTGGCCTCTTGTCTTATTTTATACCATGCAATCACTGCATAAACAAGAACAATTGTATAAAAAAGACGATTTAAAAACGTAAAATATTGTAGAAAACAAAATTTTTTTTCGGCCCGGGCCGGGCCGTGCAGCAGACAGCAGCCAGTACCAGAACAATTGTTCGGGTTTAACCCGGATCCCGAAGCCCGAAGCCCGACCCGAACCCCGATTCACCTGGTGCTGCAGCGCCCCGGAGGCCCGAAACCCGAACAATTATACGGGTTATGCCCGGTGCTGCCTGGATCCGGGCAAAAAAAATGGGCCGCAGCGCCTGGCTGCAGCCCAGTATAACCCGAACAATTTACATCCATATCCGATCCTCCTGGTCTCCGAACCTGGCATTGTCCCGTGCGTTGTAAAGTTCAGAAGTATCGAGTCCGAAATCCCGATACCCGTCTAAAATTGTTCTGAAGTAATGATGACTCGGCCTGTAGTAACCCGCGTGATTCATCCGATAGGTTAGCATGCCGTTGATCTCAACCTTGCGATAGAGTCCCGAACTCACGCCTTCGTACCGATCAAGGGCGGCTTCGTCTGATTTTTCAATACTCCATATCCCGACAGGCAGTAAATCCTGCTCGTCGCCTTCTTCGATGTCGGCCACACCCCGAAAGACCAGCCTCCACCCGACAAAGTAAGCGGCCCCCAGCGGTTTTGCTGTGGGGCTGCGAAGCGCCATCTGGCTCTTGTTCAAGTTAGAGCCATAGGCAACGTAAAGTTTCATATAGTTACCTCCATTCATTAACAACCTGTTCGCCCACTATGTAAGCGTACATGTTCACGAGCTTTTCAGGATCAGATAGATCTGTTGTTACCTCGCCGAAGTTGTCTTCTTCATATTCTTTGATGGTTTCGATGATTGCAAAAACCTTGCTACCCATCCACTCAATCGCTTTTTGCGTTCCAATAATGTAGTAATCCATATTGAATGCGTGGTGGTGCCAATCGTCCTTGTTGTCCTTGAGCCACTCAGCATCCTGCTCTTTCATCCAGTCCACAAAGTGTTCTTTGATTTCGTCATACTTGTAATACATGGCGTTTGCCCTCCTTCTGTACTTATATATATAGCAATCATTGCAACACTAGTCAACAACAAAAAGCACAAAAAAATAAAAAAAGTATCATTTGGTACAAAACCAAAAACAACTGGGACAATAAACAACACGAACAATTGTACTGGTTACTGGGAGGCTGCCTGGGAGTCTAGCTGCAGCCAGTCACCGTGCAGCTGCCTCCCGGATCTCGCATAACCCGAACAATTGTACGGATCCCGAAGAAAAAACCCCGGCAGCGCGTGGCTACCGGGGCAGTTCTCTAAGGGAGGAGTCCTCAGGATGACCCCGAACCCGACCCAGTGTCAAGCCCGAGTCCCGAAAAAGCCCGACCCCGAAGCCCGAGCTGCAGCCCGAAGACCCCGAACCCGAACAATTCTACTGCTTATGGCCCTGAAAAGCCCGGGAGTCACCGTTCCCTCCCCCCGCACGGAGTGATTCATGGGAAAAAATGGGCTATACGCTATCTTCTACTATATCTTGTGGCTCATGCTCTATTATGTCCATATCTGGCGTTACGTTTCTCATTCGGGACTCAGCCAATCGCTTATATTCAGCCAATTTGTTCGCAATATCCTGCTTTGTGTTCGCCGTGATCTCCTCCTTGACAACGTGCTGCTTGTTTATCAGTAGTCCAGCCGCCTTCAATCGAAGCTCTTCAGCCCTCAAAGCATCGCTGAATTTGCCCATTTCCCAAGCCTGATCCCTGATCTTCTTTAGATCCCGAATAGACTTGTCGATTGTTACCCCGAAACGAGCCTGTGTCTCCAGTCTCATCTCTTGCAAGCGTTCAGCTACCACTGGGTTACGCAAGAGCCGTACAGCCTGCACTGTTGCGTTCTTGTACCCTGCTTGCCTAGCCGCCTCTGTCTGCGTCATATCTTTATGCAGATACATATCCAGAAACTTCTGTTGCTGCGGTGTTAGTCTTTTGTGACCTGCCAGCCTTTGTTTCTTTGGTAAATCTTCACCGACATTTGGCATAAAGCCCTCCGATCATTCACGCTACGGGGTATAGGTTACTAATACCTATACCCCTATATATAGGGGAGAAAAATGGTAAGTACCAAGTTTGAATGTTTTCAATAACTTACAACCCATTTTTTACTTACTTGTTGCTATCATTGCAACTAGTAAGTGGTAAGTAGCAACCCATTGAAAACAATACACAAAACAAGGTTACTAGTGGTTTACTTACCAATTGGTAAGTTGGTAATGCAAACCAGAACATAACAAGAACTCCCTATTTTCCATGCCATGTTAGATACGCACCAGCACCGATCATGCCAGTAGCAATCATCAGTGATCCGATATGTAACCAGAACAATTCAAAGCTATGCGGCATAGGCTCGACTGATGCCAGGACAATAACCAGTACAAATCCTACACCCGACAAGTAATTACCTGTTTTAAATCCCATTGTGATCTCCTTTTATTTCCATGCCCTTTAGTAAAAATGCTATTACATCAACTGTAAACCCGTTACCCAACATCCTGTAACGCTGTGTATCGGATACATGCGCTGTGTAATTATCTGGAACAGTCTGCAACCGCTCACACTCAACTGGCGTTAACTTGCGCCAATGTAATTCATCAACACTATCCCACTCATGGCGATCACAACTTTCACGACCACCTGATCTAATCGTTTTTGATTTATCGCGTATTTTACTCATAACTTTCGGCTCAAGATTGCCGCCAGAGGCCGCTGCAAGCGTTGGTGCCTTGCCATCTGGGTGATATACACGCCTATTATAATCATGCCCATTCAAATCAGCATGACCAGCCAGCATTGTGCCTTCTGCCTCTTCTTCTTCAGCAAAATCAAATACCAACTGCTGTCTATGCTTTTCAAAGTACGACTTCAAATTACCGCCCTTGAAGTAATTAGCGTCAACAAGATGTGTCTCATTACAATCTTCTAATATGTCTTTTAAATATATTCTCTTATTCTCTGGCAGTGACCTGACTGGAATGTTTGTCCAATACAACCTGCGCCTGTTCTGTGCGCTGACAAGATTAGAATTAAAATCAATAGGCTTACATCCCAATTGTTCGTTTATGACATCTTGGAACTCTTGCTTCATGTTGACATTTTCCAACAGGAAATATCTCGGCTTGGACTCTTTCAGAACACGAACAAATTCAAAAAACAATTTGCTGCGCGGATCATCAAACGCCAACTGACCACCCGCAAACGAAAAGCCCTGACAAGGCGAACCCCCGATCAGTAGATCAATAGGCTCACCGTCAAATATCTCAGGCCATATCACGTTATGAACACCGCCCACATGTTTTATATCTGGATAATTGGCCTTTGATACCTTCATGGCGTGCTTATCAATTTCGGATGCCCAATAATTCGATACATCAAAGCCACATCGCTCAAGAGCGATACGAGCGCAGGACATGCCATCAAACAAACTTATTACGTTCATTTCTTGTCATCGCTAATAAATAAAAACCCAGGATCATTACCCTCTGGATCACGACTGACCTCAATAACCAAAGCCCCTAACTTGGGATGAACTAACCCAAATGTAGGATAGCCATCATCGCTCATCCAGAATTTGGTAATCTTAGCACCTTCCAACTGACCATAATATTCTTGCCAGTAA